GGGGTATTCATTCCCCTTGTAGTGTTTTTGTTTGGTGTGGTCAAAGTAAAGAATGGGAATGGGAAATTTGTGAGGGATGATATTTGTGCAATTCGCCATCAGGGTTTAGAAAAGGATATTGGTGAGATAAAAGACAGTGTGGGGATTTTACAGAAGGATGTAAAGTCTTTGCTCAAAATCCAGTCGGGTAAATGAGGAGGATTAATTATGTCTGCTGCACCAAAATGGACTGAGGAAGAAAAGAAGTTTGTTGTCCAGAAAATTAAAATAGAACATAAACACCCCAAAGAATTTGTTAAAGAATTTGTGGATAAGTTCAAGATTAATCGGAGTATTTCTGGAATACGGGATGCATTTAGAAGAGTTACTGGAGAGAATGCTACAAGATATATTCAAAAAGAAGAAGAGGTTTCTCTTGACCAACAAGAGGAGAAAGTAATTGATTGGTTGAAGAAGGATGGTCAGTTGACCGTTGGGGAATTATCCAGAAGATTAGATAGATCAAAACAAACGGTTTATGAAATCTTGGATTCTTTGAAATCGAAAGGGCACGAAGTAGATTATTGTGAAGAGACAAGGAAGGTTGATTTGATTACAGAGTTGAAAAGGGTAGATTTTGAGCCGATGGATGTGGAGCCTTTGGTTAAAAATCGATTGCGAATTGGTCATGTGTCCGATACCCATCTTTGTTCCAAGTACCAGCAGTTGACTATTTTACATACTGCTTATAAAGTATTCGAAGAGGAGAAAGTGGATTTTGCCCTTCATTATGGGGACTTGAGCGGGGGTAGTCCAAGAATGCATCGTGGATTTAAAGATGAATTGTTTTTACAGGATGTGGATGATCAGCATGAATATATTGTAGAACAGTATCCGATAACTAAGAAATTCAAAACTTATATTATCGGTGGTGGAACTCACGATTCCATTTGGGCAAAAGATGTTGGTTATAATTTTGTTAAAAACTTTTGTAAGGAAAGAACGGATATTATTTATGTGGGTGATGTGGAGGGGAATTTTCGGCTAAAGGGAGAGAAAAATCAACTGCTCCATCGCCTCATACATCCGAGTGGTGGAGTACCCTATGCAAAAAGTTATCGTGGGCAAAAGGTGATGGAGGGGTTGATTGCGGAAGCTGTCGCTGTTATTCGCAGCAATATAAGAGCTTCTCAAGTATTGCCCCATACTGTTGGGATGGGACACCTCCATATTCAAGATTATTTTATTGATGGTGGTGTGCATTGTTTTCTCGTCCCTTGTCTACAGAGCAGAACGCCTTATTTAAAACAAAAAGGGCTTTTTCCGATGGTTGGTTTTATGGTTACGGAATATCAATATGATGACAATTTGAATATAAATAGAGTAAAGATAGAAGTACATGATTATGGGTATAAGGTAAAAGAAAAGGATTACTAATGGAAGGTTATTTTAGATTATTGTTTATTACATTTATCCAATGTGTGACTGCTTTTATTAAGCTTGGCTATCCGATAGTGTATAAGTTTATGACAGAGATGGCTGTGGGGTTGAAGTGGGGAGTGATTATCTCCTCTTTTGGGTTCTGGATTCTGGTAATTGTGCGTTATTTTTTGAAGAAGGTTAGTGGTGAGTTAGCCCAGAAATTGGAGCTATAAGACATGAATAATTATGAGTTGTTAAAATTTGCTTCTTCCATTACGAAAGCCAGTTATGAACAGGCCTTTCTGAAGCATATCCAGTTACAAGATTTGGAAGGAGTAAATCAAGACCCTTATTCCAAATCTGCTCTTGCATATACTTGTATATCCTATACAGCCAGAGCTATTGCGCAGATTCCTTTGATTATTCAGGAACGGAGAGATGGAGTATGGGAGAAGGTGGAAGACTCCGATCCTTGGCAGAGGCTGCTCAGAAGGCCCAACTATCTTATGAGTTCCCCGGCTTTTGTGGAAGCTTTAATCAGTTATCTTATGTTGGATGGGAATGTCTGGATGATACCCTTTCCTCCGACAGCAAAAGTGCCGGATGCTTTGTGGGTGGTAAAGAAAAAGAATATGGAGGAAATAAAGGATCGATCTACGGGAGGATTAATTGGTTGGTATTATAAACCGGATGCTGGGGGACGGAAGATTCCACTTAGTTTTGCAGAGGTGGCTCAGGTCAAATTTTTTAATCCGAATGATTATATTTATGGACAGGCTCCTTTGGAAGCTGGGAAACTTCCATTGCAGAGTGATTATCGATCCGCTGTTTATAATGATAAATTTTTTGAGGAGGGTGCAATTCCCGGAGCAGTTATTACTTCTGAAAAAACTCTTGGGGAGGCCCAGTTTAACCGGACTTTGGCCCAATTTGAAAATCGACATAAGGGATTTAGAAAGAGGGGCCGTACGGCTTTATTGGAAGGGGGATTGAAGCTTGATCCGGTGGGTCTCAGCCAAAAGGATATGGACTTTGTCAGGTTGCGGGAATTTACGAGGGATGAGATTATTCAGATTTTTGGAATGAAGAAAATTATTCTTTCCATTGCGGATGATATTAATTATGCCACTGCTCGGGAGCAAAGAAGGGAATGGTGGCAGGACACAAATCTTCCGATTATGAGGTTGGCAACGGAATCTCTAAATTTTACATTCTTTCGAGACAGAGATGATAGAAGGGCTGCGTTTGATGTTACCTATATTGAAGTTCTGGAAGATGAAATTGGGAAGAAAACTGAGACTGCGGAGAGATTTCATAAAATGGGAGTGCCTTTTAATACGATAAATGATAAATTGAATTTGGGATTTCCGAGATTGGATTGGGGCAATATAGGATTTATGCCGATGGGTATGGTGCCGGTTGGTCAGTTGGTTTTACCTCCACAAGAGGAGGCTCCGAAGGAATTACAAGAGCCGAAGGAAAAGCTTCTTCCTCCAAAAGTGGAGAACGCAAAAGAAGTGGCCGTGATAGAGGACTATAGAGAGACAAGGTTGGAACAAATATGGCGGTCTTTTATTTTCAGAACCATTCCATTGGAGAATAATTTTGAGAAGAAGGTCAAGAGGGTTTTTTATGAAATGCGGTCTCGGATTTTAGCTAAACTTTATGAAGAGGAAAAGAGTTTAAAAGTTGAGGGGGAAGAACTTGTTCCGGCCAATTTTAATGAATGGCTCCGGGAATATAATTTTCCGAAGGAACGAGATATGTTGGAGAAGTTTTCGAAGCCTTATTATGAGGAGTCCATTCGACAGGGATTTGAAGCTTTTATGGTGGAAAATGCTTTGGGGGTGAATTTTGAATTGGCTGACCCTGCGGTAGCTCAGTTTTTGAGTATAAAACCTCTGAAGCTGTCTGGTCGGTATCTGGATGAACTTGGGCCGTTGGATACAATATTGGCAGAGGTCAGGAAGGCAGCCCAAGAGGGTGCGGAGCAGGGGTTGGCTATAAATCAAATTGCGGAGAAGATGAAAACAGTTTTTAACTATGCTTCAGGTAGGGCAAAAACAATAGCCAGAACAGAAGTGATTGGGGCTAGTAATTTCGGTCGCCATGCTGCTTTGTCAGGTTCTGGGTTTGAGTTTAAAGAATGGTTTACGGCATTGGATGAGAAGGTAAGAGCGGATCATATAGGTATGCATGGGAAGGTGATAAAAGTAACAGAGGTTTGGATTGTTGGGGGTTCCCCTTTGGAGTATCCTGGGGACTGGAATGGAGCAGCAGGGCAGGTTATAAATTGTTTTATTGATCCAAAAGTTCCAATATTTACTGATAAAGGATGGAAACCTATTAGTAAAATTAATATTGGAGATAAAGTTCTTACTCATAGGAGTAGATTCAGGAAGGTGGGGAGATTATTTCGGCAGAAAAGGTATTCCGGAGAAGTGGTTTCTATTTTTCCGAAGAATAAGAAAGAAAATAAAATTACGGTCACTCCGGAGCATCCTATTTTAATGTCAGACGGTGCTTGGAAGAATGCAAAAGATATATGCATTGGGGATAAAATAAAAGTAATGGCTTCATTTTGCAAGAGATGTGGGAAGCCTATACCATATTGGAGAAAATATTGTTGTAGAACTCATCTTTCTCTTGATATTACAGATAGACAATGGAGCGATCCAAAGCATAGAAAGCATATGAGTGAAAAGACATCTGAGCAGTTAAAGAAAGAATATGCAAATGGGATTAGAGATAAAAATACTATTACAAGGAAGGCACGTGAAGTTGCTTTTGAGAAATACGGTTCTGGGGGATATTTAGGAAAAGCGTTTTTGGAAGAGCCTGATAAAATGATGCGACTGATTGAAAATGGGATTAAGAAGAAGTGGGGTTCAAGACTAAACATGCTTAAAAAAACTTCTTTTGTTGCATTAGGAAAAGTTTCTCATAGCGGTTCGAGCATAGAAAGAAGTATGGAAAGACATTTGAAAGGGCTTAACATTCATTTTCAGAAGCAATTTGTTATTGGTAGGAGGAGGGTAGATTTTTATGTTCCGGAGTGGAGACTGTTTATTGAATGTGATAGCGAGGCTTATCATGGGAAATTTGGAGATAGAAGAAAGAATGAGCGAAAGAGAGATTTAGAGATATTAGTGGAGCATCCAGATCACAGAATAGCTCATGTTTGGTATGGAAGCTATCCACCGAAATGGGAATTTTTTAATTTGGAATCTTTGAATCATTCTGGAACTTTTGAACAGGTTGAAATCGAAGTTAGTAGAGTCAAGAGATGGAAATTAAGACACCCAAGAACTTTATTTAATTTTTCTGTAGAAGAGGATGAAAGTTATATTGCAAAGGGTATAGTCGTGCACAACTGCAGATGTATTGAGGTGGCAAGTGAAGGCGGGGGATTGGAAGAACCTTTACCATCTCAGTTAAAGGAAGATTATATGGAATTTGACCCAATAATGGATGATGAAAAAATGGAAAAATGGGGAGACGAAAAATATCAGAAATGGACTGAAGAATTAAGTAAAGAGGAAAGAGAGGCATTTGAAGCTTATAAAGATAAGGGATATGATAACATTAATTCATTGTTGAGAGGAAGAATTCCTTTGGATTCTTCTGAGTGGGATGATGAATTATTAATTATGATGGAAAATATGAATTCTGGTCTTTCCAAATCTAAAGTTCCAGAAAATGTTATTTCTTGGAGAGGGGCATATGGGAAATTTGTGGAACAGTTTGATAGTGGAAATGTCGGTTTTATTTTTCAAGACCCCGGATTTTGTTCCACTTCCTTGAGTTCCACAGTGGCTTCAGATTTTGCTTATGAAGGAGTTGCAAAGTCGGGGTGGAGAGGAGTATTTAAAATTCGTGTCCCAAAGGGAGTTGGAGCTGCTTATATTGAAGCTATAGAAGACGTCAAATTTTTGGATAAAATTGAATATGAATTGTTAATGAGTACAAAAACTAAATTTAGGGTCGTAAAAGTTGGGGAGTATACGGAAGGCATAAAACTAATAGAAGTGGAGGTTGTTTTATGAGTGCTACGAGGCGAGCCTTATCCAGAATTTATTATTTTATTTTTAGGGATGGGGATGTGGATTTGGTAACCCCATGCTTTAGTTGTAAGCATAATTATAAAAAAAGAAGAGGATGTAAAGCATTTCCGGATCGGATTCCGAAGGAGATTTTATTGGGGGAACATGACCATAAAACTATATTTCCGGGACAATTAAATGATATTGTATTTGAACCTATTGAAGAGTAATTAAGGACATACAAGGAGGCGAATTACGATGGCTGAAATACTGAAGGACAGAAACGACAAACCAATTATGAGAGATGGGCAAGAAGTTTATGCATCCTATTTTTCTGACGGGGTTAATCAGGTAAAAGGAGTGGACATGAAGTCTCGAAGGCTCACAATAGTGGGTACGGATGAGACTCGGGACAGGCAGGGTGATATAATTACGCTCAAGGGGTGGCAACTGGATAATTTCCTCAAAAATCCAGTCTTTCTCTGGGCACACGATTATGGGTCTATTCCTATTGGTGGAGCGGAGAAAGTAGTAAAGCGAAGGAGCCCCAGCAGATTGGTTTTCGTGGAGAAGTTCTGGCCGGAGGGTTTGTTCTCCTTTTCCGATTTGATTTTGGAGGGGTATAATCATAAGATAATTAATGCATCATCTGTCGGTTTTATTCCAAAGAGATCGGAGCCTATTGATGAGGAGGGAAGTGAGGAATA